TTTGGGCGTATAAATCCAGGGGGACTCCAAGTTTCTTAGCGATATTCACCTGTGTTTGCGTGAGCCGAATTGTCTTCGGTGACGTACTCCGTGTTGCAGGAGCAACCACAGTTGTCTGTCGCTTAGACTTGTTGTTTTCTGGTTTTTCAGCACCCTCGAAATTTTCGGGGAATACTTCGCGCATACGAGAATCTAATCTCTCGTAGTAATCATCGCTTTGCGGGTCTACACCCGATTTAACAAGTTTATTATGCAGCCCCAACGCAAAACTTGTCATCTCGTCATCTGGTCCGAACCAAGAATTAGCTTGCGCCCAATCTTCAGCTCGTGGGTCCACTGTTGAGGCGGATTCAGGTATTGTTACATCAGTATCATCTTCTTGTAAAGCAGGTAGTTTAAAATTATTTAGCCTATCGGACTTAATCTTAGCAGAAGTCAAACTTTCCTGTGCAGTAACAACTGCATCTGAATCACCTGCTTCATACGCTTCTTTATATGCTGTTTTAGCCGTTGCAAGATCATTGGTGGCGGAACGCTTAGCTTGATCAAGCATAGCTGTCTGGTTTTTACCGACAGTGCCTTTTAACTCTTTATTCTCCTCAAGGATCTTCTGCGCAAAAGTTTCTAACTCTTGCCGTTCGCGAAGTGCCTGTTCTTTTGAACGGCGTTCATCGTGGTATCCCTTACTAAGATGCTTAATCCGGTTACGGACCTTACCAGAATACTCTTCAAGCTCTTCTTCAGTGACATCCGCTGGCGGTTCGGAAGCCTTACGCCCTTTGTCAGCCTCTGGTGTATCATCAACAACCTCAACCTTATATTCGCTTTCATCGGTTGTTTCTTCGCTTACAGGTTCTGCCTTATCTTTTTTAGCTTTAGCACCCCCAGAAACATCAATTTCAACAGCACTGGAGCCTTCGACCTCAATTTCAGAACCCGTAGTTTCCTCATCAGCATCGGGAAATTCATAAGCTACTTTCTGAAAAGCCATATTCTGCTCCTATACTTTGCAAATGCCACGAGGGTCAGGAATAACCGCCTCGATGGAATCATCGTTCATCAAACGGAACTCTTTACCGTTAACTGTAAACCGTGTCCCTGTATTCATACGAAACATAACGTAATCTCCTACTTGGCACCAAGCACCATCAGGAAAACGATCTCCGTCCGTATACGCATCCTTCCCCATATCTATCACGATCCCCATAATAGAAGTGATGTACTCACGGTGTTTCTCGTTGTCAGTCTTGAGCAGTGAGCTACCTTCGTAATAATCACTAATATCGGGTAAAGCTACTAAGACACGGTACCCACAGGGTAGAGGTAGTTGTGCTTCCCAATTTTCATCGGGAGTTACCGCTTCAGCTGTTTCAATCATTATAATCATCTTCCAGTTGGTTGCGTGCAAGGTCTTTTACATGGGCCAAACAGGATTCGAGACCTCGGATCAAACCCGTAACCTCCTTGTACTGGGCGAAGTCTTGTGCTCCCCCCGACCCAAGAAACTGTATTGCGGAGGATTTATCCTCGTTTATTTTTTCTTCGAGCACGTCAAAGACGGTTTTTGCTGGTGGTATCATTAACTACTCTTTCTTAGTGTTAGCCGCTAATTTAGCCAGTTCTAAGTTTGTTTTATTGGCTTCTGACCGCCCATCAGCCCGTACCTTCACCCCGGCTTTCTTGGCGTCTATACCAACTTCAAGTTTTTCAAGCTCCAATCGCTGTTCTTCAAGCGTAATATCTGCTCTGTCCTTAGTGGCTTTGCGTTTCTGCTCTTCCTGCTTGATCTGCGTATCACTAGCGTCTTTCTGACTCTTACGCTGTACTTCTTGTGCTTTTATCTGCAGTTCTTGCTGTTGCATCTGAATTACAGGATCTTGAGCTTGCTGTTGCGCTTGTTGTTGCGCAGCTTCTTGCTGATGTTGCTGTGTGAGCTGTTTACCCGCCTCTGCGACAACTCGCGCCAGATTCACTTCTATCTCTTCTGGAAGTTCCTGGTTTGGTGGCGGCAGCGGTGCCCCCAATTTCTCTTCTATCTGTCTCCGGTACTTAAACCCTAGGTGCTCAGCTATATGCGCCTGTAAAGCAGCTCCTATCTGTTGTGCTTGCGGATTCTGCCCAATCATCTGCGCAACCTGCGGATCTTGCATAAACGCCATATGTGCGCCGATGTGTGCCTCGTGGTCTTGATAGATGAACGCCTTTATCGGCTTGCCAATCAATGAACTCATGTTCTCACTGACTGGATCAGCAGGCTCCATATCTTCTTTGATGGGCACAAGTTTATCTGCGTTCTTGACCCCAAGAACCTCAATCATCTGTCTGTGTAGCTGCGGCAAATCATAAATTTGTGGCGCAGATTGGGACATCTGTAAAACTGCTTGATACTGCACAACTCGCTGGGCCATCGTGGAACTGTTAGGATCACTAACAGGAATAACTTCCACCATCGCGTAATCAGCTTGACGGGCCCCAACTTCCCCGCGCAAGGGCTGATAAGAATATTCCGCTGGCGCGTACTCAGCCAATAACGTCTTGAGGAGCTTGAACTCCTGTTTCATGGCATAATGAACGCGGGCCTGTACCGCAGCCATGGGCTTCAACGTGCGTTCCAGAAGTGCCAGCGTTGTGCCCACCGGGGCGTTAGCGGACATATCAGATATGTTCATATCACTGATTGCCCCCAACCGGCGGCCTTCAGTGGTGATCTGATCAAGCAATGCTAGAAGTGTCTGGCTGGGCTCTTTATACGGAAGTGGCATAATATTGTCGCGGATACTGCCGGAAGGTACGTCCACATCCTTCCACTCCCCCGGTTCAATCGGAGTATCATCACCTTTAATACGCAGTCCGCGGGATTTCAAACCCCCAGGTAAATTAGCAAGCGTACCGGCATCAACAAGTTGCCGAATCAGGGAAGTTCCTGCGCGGGCGTACCCACCAATAATGTGAATAAGCCCAAGGCCATAAAAACCAAACCCTGGTACATAGGGGTAGTGCACAAAGTGCTGCCGCTTGAGCATGAGTTCGTCATCGGGATCCCAATTTCTGCGGATGGCAAGAACTTCACCCGAACTACGTTCGATAGTAACTACATAAGGCTTGGCGATTTCATCGTCGGAGTCGTCAAAACCCTCAATAACGAGATCGGCGTGCACCTCGTATATTGCGTACCGCTCGTCATCGGTGAGGGAATACCCACCTTCTTCCGCTTTACGAATCTCTATATCGGAATGATATGGTTCCGGGTCTTCCAGTTCTATATCGCGGTAAAATTCGTTAACCTGTAATTTTTTAAGTTCGTTCTTTGTTTTCCGCATAACGTGCGTGACACGCTCTGCCGTTTCAATATGAGAAGCCCCATAAGGTACGATACAATCTTCCGCCGGTATGAACAGGGCAACTTGCCGTCCAAGATTAGAATCGTAATAAACTTTCTTAAACGCGGAACCGGCCAGACCCAGACTATATAACATACGCTCATGCTCGGGGCGGTACTCGATCATGTTTTCGGTCAATTCATAATTCATATCCGCCTTGACACGCGCCGCGGCTTCACTTTTCTCCTTGGTCTCTTCTCCGAGTACCTTACACTTGACAGGCCCCATGGCGGGGAAAGTTTCACTCATAGTCTCTGCCTGGAACCGGATAGCGGCTTCAGCTAAAACCGTGGAGTACACACCACAAGCCCCCTCCCAAGGGTCCGTGCGTTCTTCATACTTGAAACCGAGTACATCCAGACCCTTTACAAAGGTATCCGCCCATTCCTTGCGGCTATCTATATCTGCATCGATAAGCCCGATAAGTTCTTCGGAAAGGGTAGTACGCTCCGTATCCTCCATCTCCTCGGCTAGATTGCCGTCAAAAGACATATCCGAAGAACCATCACCGGGAACCAGCGTTATTTCTACGCTACCGTCGTCCAGTGTAACCATGTCCGGGTTGACAATTTCAATTTCCAGTCCCCCTTCAGGCAGCACCTCATCAGGCAACTCGTCGTCTATACTCTGAGGAGCCGCATATAACCCTTTTTCAATAGCCATGATTCAACCTTTGTATTTTTAAATTAATCTTACTCGCCCGCCGACACGATAATCCACCGGCATCGTAGGCATTATTTTAGCCGCCGCCTTTTTGTTGTCCCCAGAAGTTTTTTTCTTTTTTGTTTTGCCCTTCCCAAACAAACCTTCATATTCCCCATCTGAAAACTGTTCACGGGGTATGACTATCTGAACTTCACGCCCCGAACCTTCAGGTAATGCTTTTGATGCATACTGCCGTAACGGGTCATATCCAAGAGTTGTTATAGCGCCGATAATTTTTGCCGCCATTGACATATCATCTGGATAATATTTAGAAAAATTATACTTATCTCCTATCAGCACATCACCGTTAGGAAGCTGTTTATACCCAAACTTCCCTAACGTAGTTTTAACACGCCCTAAAGCACTAAGCATGTTATGCGCCCCAAAGCCTTCCGACCCTGCGTCAGCTATTTTCGCATACGAACTATAATCTACTTTACCTTTTGGGGATGCGGGTAATTCACCTAAACCTTGTGCGTGTGCTTCTTTTTCTCCTACGCTAGACCAAGGCGCACTCGCCTGTTCGGCTAAGGACGCGCTCTGTGCTATTCCGGGTTTTGCCGCGGCCAATATTACCCGTTTTGCCGCATCCAATTCATCTGCGGTAAGATCTTTTTCTGTTATGGGACTCTTTTCCCCACGAAAAACAGACTCTGCGAAAATACGCGCATTGGTGGGTAAGAACGAAAGCAAATAATCTGGTGACATCTCTGTCAGAGGAATACCGACTACCATAAAATCAATCCCTAATAATACCCGCCAGTACGGCGTTTGAAGTATTGAACCTCGTCCGGTTCATCAGTAGGTAAACGTATGAAACCCCCTTGACGGAAACGCATGAGAGCCATAACTGTAGAATCAACCAAGTCATCATGACTCATAAACGGGAACCCTGCAATCTCTTCTACGACTTCTTCCGCCCACCGTGTTTCAGGAACCCAACACATCCCCGATGCCACAATATCCGCAACAGAATTCAAACGCGCCAATTTATCCCCTGTCCCCCGGTGGGGTGTATATTCCTGTACAGGTAGACCCATTCTACGCATTTCTTGGTACAACGCCGTACCCGCACTCTTTTTCTCAACAATAAACGCGTCGGGTTCCCACTCGCTATACTCCTCCATAGCAAGTTCTTTAAGTTCTGGGAATTCCATACGCTTTTTTATACTATTTAACAATATAATATTATATGCGTCCTCATCCTCATTAAAGAACACACCCCACGTTGTAAGCGCCGTGAAATCAGCCCGGTTATGCGTTTCCGCCGCCGCATCCAGAGACATTATAATATACTCACAGGATGGAGGCTGCGTTTCCTTCCACTGACCCCACCACTCGCGCTTGATTAGGGCAGCTTCCTCCGCTGTCGGCTCCTGCTGGTACTGCGCGTTC